AGTTTTGCAGTCTGGTGCAATTGACATAGTTGTTGGTCGTGGAAGATTTCTGCCAGAGACATCGACGAACGACACTACAAAAGGCGAAGATCCAAAGCTAACTGCCCCGCGCACAATACAGAACTCAAGAAAGTACGATGAGACTGACAAGAATCCCGGCATAAACAAAATTAAGCCTGGACTTGCTGCCGAAGGCGACCCAGATCTCGTGAATGATTCTGCCAGAATCTACCTCTCAATGAAGTCTGATGGGGATCTGCAGTTTGGAATCGATACAGAAAACGGCAGGATGGCCAAGCCATTTGAAGCTACAATAGATGACATTACGGAGTCTCCGTTTGCTGTAGTGAAATCTGACCAAGTCAGAATAATTGCCAGGAAAAATGAAGAAAAAGAAATAAATGGCAGCATCAGGATAGTCAAAGAGGGAACTCCAAGCGAAGACCTCGCGGTTATTGCCATGCTTCCAGACGGTACAATTCAGGTAAGTGGCAACAAGATCTTCCTTGGAAGATCGAAAGATGACGGCGGTGCCGGAGGAGGTCCAGGCCCGGGCGAAGGCCAACCGTACGTCAAGTACCAGCAGCTTGAAGATCTTCTGAAAGCTATCATAGGTGACATTAAGACATTTTGCGACACCTTGTCGACTCACATAACTCCCGGTTATGGAGCTCCGTCACCTCAGATTCTTTCAGCGCAGGCAGCACTAAAGGCTGCTATGGCAACAAGAGAGTCTGAGATCGTTAACCTTAAGTCTGAGAGAATCTTTGGAGAATAGATGCCAGTAACACCAACTTCGTTCACGCAGCCCCAGCTATCTGATGCAATTTACACCGCACTTGAGAACGCAAAGCAGAATGGCGCAGATGGGATGGATCCAAGCGAGATGAATAAGACTCTGGCAGATGAAATTGCTTCCGCCGTTAACTCTTTCTTAGTCGGGACCATCGTCACAGTTACCGTTGCTCCAGGAATAGCCGTCACGACTGCAGGAAGTCCTTCTGCGCAGACTGGCGCTACTACTTCTTCTGGCACAGGAGTTTCGTAGCTATCCCTTGGAAAAGGCGGCTCTACAATACTTAGAAGGTAAGACAGCATGCCGCAACAGAATCAAAATGTCTACAGCTTCAAGTCAGTTGGCGAAAGTGTCGAAACGTTTCGCAACAACAACAGAGTTGGAGAAGTACAGGTAAATCCAATAGGGATCAGGACGCCTGCGCAGCTCGGTGGAGAGTCAGACGGCTTCTTGAAGATGCACTTTAATCTTCCAGATACTGTAAAAGACAATCTGAAAAACCTGATTATGACCAATCATGGCGAGCGGTTGGGAAACTACCAGTTTGGAGCTAATCTGAGAGAGATACTCACGGAGCTTGGCTCTGAAGATGGAGACGTGGAAGCAATAAACAGGATTAGAAATTCCATAAGGCGATACATGCCTTTTGTTGAGCCAACCACATTTGAAACAAGAAGATTGCCCGAGCTGACAACGCAGGACTTGACAGCAATCTCCATAAAGATCACCTACGCAATTCCTTCGTTGAGGTTAAGCAACCAGGGACTTGAAGTTATCATGTACATGGCGGCATAAATGGCACTAAAGAAAACAAGTTTGAACTCTAGATTCAGTCAAAAGACTTATCTCGCCAAAGACTTTGCGGGGTTCAGATCTGATCTTTTGACGTACGCAAGAAACTACTTCAGCGATCAAATTCAGGACTTCAACGAGGCTTCTCTTGGAGGAATGTTCCTCGAGATGGCAGCTTATGTTGGCGACACCATGTCCTTCTACCTCGACCACCAGTTTAACGAGCTTGATCCAGCATCGGCAGTGGAATCAATAAATCTTCAAGCCCACGCAAGAAATGCTGGAGTTAAGCCTGTTGGAGCCGCCCCTGCTGTAGCAAACGTAACATTCTACATTGAAGTTCCCGCTCTTCTAGATGATGAAGATCAATACGTCCCAGATCCAATCTCTCTTCCCGTGGTAAGGAATGGAACTCAGCTTTCAAGTGGAAATGGCATAAAGTTTAGATTGCTAGAGGACATAGAGTTTGGTAAAACTGACGAGTATGGAACCCTAGTCAACTCTTACGTCGTTGGAGAGACAGATGACAGCGGAAATCCATCGACTTTCATAATGTCAGTGGCCGCAGAGTGCGTCTCAGGCGAAGTTAGAACTGAGTCGATCGTCATACCAAACTCTTATGTGCCTTTCCGGAAGATCACTCTTGCCAGCGCAGATGTCACACAGATTCTTAAGGTTGTCGACAGCGACAATCAAGAGTACTATGAGGTCGAATCTCTGACACAAGACGTTGTCTACAAGAGGATTAGAAATTACGGCTATGACAAAGAAATAGTATCAGAGTCTCTGCAGCTGGTGCCAGCACCAAGAAGATTCACTGCAACTCTAGACATCACAAATAGACTAACCACTCTGGAGTTTGGATCTGGAGACGAAACTTCTACAGACGATGACATCATTCCAGATCCATCTGATCTTGCGCTACCTCTTTACGGCAAGAGAGTGCTTAATCGATTCTCGATAGATCCAGCATCAGTTCTTCAGACAAAAACACTTGGTGCCGCACCAAGAGGTACTACTCTTGACATAACGTACTTGTACGGTGGCGGCGAGAATCACAACGTTGCAGCAAATACAATTAGAGCCGTGAATTCTCTAGACATCACTTTCCCCAACAATCCATCTCTTGCTATTGCAAATGCAGTTATTTCTAGTTTTGACGTTAGAAATGAAGAGCAAGCTTTAGGCGGTGCGGCGGCTATGTCTCTTGAAGATTTGCGTAGCATGATATTTGCTGCAAGGGGCCAGCAGTCTAGAATCGTCACCCAAGAAGACCTGATATCAAGAATCTACACTTTGCCATCTAACTTTGGTAGAGTCTATAGAGCTAGCGTCTCAAAGAGTACCGATAATCCTCTGGCTTCAAGATTGTACATAGTAGGCAAAGATTCTTCTGGCCGTCTAACGCACTCTTCAGATATGCTTAAGAAGAATCTCTCCACTTACTTGAATGAATTTCGCCTTATCTCTGATGCTGTTGATATTCTTGACGCGACTATTATCAACTACAAGGTTGATTTTTCGATCATCTGCTCACCAGGCCTCAATAAGAACGTTGTTCTAGTGAATGTGATAAACGAGCTCAAGAAGAAGCTTGATCTGAAGTATTATCAGATCGATCAGCCACTTATTGAGGCAGAAATCATATACACGATAATAAACGTAGAAGGCGTACTTTCTCTGGTGAGCCTGTCCTTGACAAATGTTACAGGAAATGTCCTGGATAGAAGCTACAGTGACTTCTCACACGACATGCAGGGCTCTAAAGTCGGTGGCTTGTTCCTTGGACCACAGGGATCCATCTTTGAGCTAAAGTATCCAGACTTTGACATTGTGGGAGCGGCGCAGTGAGATGAAACTATTACTAACGGCTAGCGCCGACACATACATCACAAATAAGATTGTGAACAACAGTTTCAGAGCAACTGATGCAAACGTCGGGAAAGCTGGAACTCTGGATCTGTTCAAGCTCTACAATGAGTCTGAGATAGCTGGAGAAGAATTTCCAATAGAGATCTCTAGACTGCTGTTGAAGTTTAATCTAGCAGAAGTTCATGCTCTTACTGCTTCAAGAATAGACATCAATGATGCCTCTTTTAGTGCAAAGCTAAAGCTTTATGACGTGGTAGCTGGTCAAGCAACACCTTCCAATTTTGCGGTATCAGTTTTTCCACTATCTAGATCATTTGATGAAGGAATAGGGAGAGACATAGTTGCGTTTAGCGATTTGGACGCGTGCAACTTTGTGACTAGATCTTATTCTGAGGGTAACTCTCTCTCGTGGCACATGACTGGTGCAAATTCTGTAGGACTGCTCGGATCAAGCAATATTGATGTCATATCGTCTGGCAATCTTGGAGCTGGTATCATAAACCTCGGATCGTACCAGACTTTTGCCAACGGAAATGAAGATCTTGAAGTTGACGTCACAACAGTTGTTTCTGCCACGCTAGCAGGTCTTGTACCTGATTGCGGTTTTAGAATCTCATTCTCGGGCTCGCAAGAGACAGACAACAAAACGAGATTTGTGAAGAGATTTGCTTCAAGAAACGCTGCGAACAAGTTCAAGGCTCCCGTACTCTCAATAGGCTGGGATGACTCAGTACAAGACCATCGCAACGATTTTGTCTTCAACCAATCTGGTTCAGTTTTCTTCAAGAACTTTATCCGCGGCGCGCCAGCAAATCTTGTCTCAGGCTCTCTTAGCACTCAGCTGACTGGTGACAATTGCGTGGTGCTCAAGTTGGTCAAGGATAGCTTAGTGTTGTACTATACTGGATCGCAGCACAAGCAGGGAACTAGCCAGTCTGGAGTGGTTGGATTCTACTCTGCCTCTTTCTCGGTAGATATGTTTGACAGAACTCGCGTCCAAGGATCAAAGAGAATCATAGACGTAATGAGCAGCTCCAAGAAGGATTTCCTAGAGTTTGATGCTTACTGGACCTCTCTTGATGAGAGCGTAATCTTCAAAGAAGAGAAGATTACGATAAGGAAGCCGCAGTTCACATCTCAAGTAGCTGATCCAGCAGACCTGCAGTTCAAAGTCACAAATCTCAGGCAAGCTTACAGCAAAGAAGATGATATCAAGCTTCAAGTATTTGTTTTTGATAAGATTAGAGAAGACGCCGCGTTCAGAATTCCGTACGTTAGAAAAGGCATCATACTATCAAATGTGTACTACCAGATAAAACTGGCTGATTCTAACACGGTAGTAATCCCATTCGATAAGGAAAAGAATTCGACAAAATTAAGTTGTGATTCTGACGGGATGTACTTCAACTTGCTAATGAAGTCACTCCAGGAAGGATACACTTACGAAATAGAATTTCTCTGCGAGGACTTTGGAATGAGCTCGGTCTATAGAAGCATGAGTGGTAGATTTAGGGTTGGAAACTGATGGCGAAAGACCTGTATGAAAATTCTAGAATCTTTAAGCCTGGCTTTGTCAAGTCTCTTAAAGAGTCTTCAAACTTAGTAGCTGAGACTCTTTCTCTCTCTGATGTTGCTGAAGCTCAGAAAGATGGATTTTCTGGAATTGACTTCACCAGTTTTGCAGACGGCTTCAAGTCAACTCAGCAGCTTGCTGTTGATTGGTCAAAGTTTGAGAACCACACGTTCTTCGATTCTGCCGAGAGTAAGACCAACGTTGCTTTTGACACTTTGATCAACTATTTTCCATTTGACTCTTCAAAGTCTGAGATTTCCAAGTTTATAGATGGACTCACGGGCTTTGAGAAGTGGGTATACGATACTTGGCCAAAAAACATTGGATATCTAAACTTCTCAGGGACTCTTGCTGGTGAAAATCCACTTGGTGGTTACCAAGCTGGACTTGGAACTGTAATTTCTGTTCAAGACCGCGCAGGAGTTCTCTATCCTACACTTTCGAAGAACAAGACAGGTCAGAGGATTATAGACCCCTTAGAGAAGTCTTTTTCAGCTGAACTTTATGTAGCTCCAACTGATTCTGGTGTTTCAAACGATAACCAAGTCATCTTGCAGAAACTGAATTCGATCAACAACCATGGATTCACTTTAGCACTTTCCAGATCTGCGGGTGACAGCTCAAAAGTTCTTTTCTTAGTTAGTAGCGGAAACCTGTCTCTATCAGCAAGTTGCTCGATACCAAAAGGTGAGTTTAGCCACATTGCAGCAGTTCTTGAGAGAAAGTATGCTAGCGTTCCAGTCATAAAGCTTTATGCAAATGGAGAGCTCAAGAGCACTTCTCAATCAACTGTTGAATTTGAGAAGTTCGATTTTTCTTCTTCACCACTTCTAATAGGCTCAGGAAGCTCACACTCGTTGATCAGTCTTGGATCTCCAGCATTTGTGCCCGTGCAAACTTATAGCGGTTCAATAGATGAACTAAAGATCTTTCATGGAAATAGGCCTCAGACAACAATAGTCACTGACGCATCAGGAACCCTAGATCCGTCTTCAGCATTGAGACTATACTTTAAGTTTAATGAAGGGCCAGGGACATACGAGAACAACTCTGTCGTCTTAGATTACTCTGGGAACTCCCTTCACTCTGTCATTACAAACTACAAGACTTCTCTTAGAGTCACTTCTTCTCTTGCGGCGCCAGTGGCTACTGAAGATGCATTTTACAGTCCAGTTCTATTTCCAAACTACCCAGACTTAGTCACACTGAACTCAAACTTGCTGACTTCTGCAAGTAACTACGACGTCAATAATCCAAACTTGATAACAAAGCTTGTGCCAGGGCACTATCTTGAAGAAGCTGCCGCATCACAGGGTATGCCTAACGATGGAACGCTTCTTGAGGGCAACTACGGATATGATATAGACTTCCCAGGTGGCGGGAAGATCTCTTCACCACAGATAATTGCCAGCATTCTGTACATGTGGGCAAAATTCTTCGATGAGATCAAGCTATTCATCGACCAGTTTGGAAAGATACTCCACATAAACTACGACAGCACAGGTGGCGTCGCAGACTTGATGCTACCATATGTTGCAAAGTATTATGGATTCCAGCTTCCTAGCTCATTTTCTGCTGCGACGATTGCGCAATTTCTTGAAGGTAGAGATCTTGGAAGCAATGCCTCTTCAGCGGCCCTGACGTTGTCTCAGATACAGTCAGCAGTTTGGAGGCGTATTCTCTCAAACATGAGCGAGATCATTCGCTCAAAGGGAACTGTTCACTCTATCAAGGCAATCATGCGGGCGGCTGGAATTAATCCAGACAACAGCTTTAGATTTAGGGAGTTTGGTGGTACAACGCAGCTAACAACAAACTCTCAAAGAATCTCTGTCGCCCAGACCTCTACTATGTTAGCGCTGACATCTAGCAATTCTCTGTTAGTCTCCCCTTTCCTTTCTGGATCTAGAGTGGAGCCTGGATATCCAAACATCTCTGGTCAGCCTTCTGATGGCTTGTTCACCACCGCGAGCTGGACATACGAAGCACACTACAAGTTTAGAAGGCTCAATTCATCTCAACCAACCACAATGAGCTTGGCTAGATTCTATTCCACGGGATCTTCTGCTCCAGCAAGCACCGGCGCTTTGCTAGCAAATCTCGTGGCATTTGGTACTGGCTCTTCCCAGGGCGATAAGCCATCTGTCGCCCTTTTTCTAAATCCAAGTTCTACTGGCCAGCCTAGCGAGATCAGAGTCTACGACGTCGATCTTTTTGATAGTGACAACTGGTACGTCTCTTTTGGAAGAGAGATCGGTAATGAGTTTGAGACTTATGCTACTTCATCATATTTTCTAAGAGTCGCCAAGCAAGAGTTTGGAAATCTTCAAGCCTTTAAGGAAGAGCGCACCCTGTACTTTGATGAACCATCATCGAACTCCTGGTCAAACAAGAGCTCTGCGACAAACTCTAGTGGCTCTTACTTTGAGATTGGAAATCGCACAGTTTCTGCTGCGGGCTCTGGAGGATTTTTAAACGATACCACCGTGGCTACGTCAAGCCTGTCAAGAATTTCAGCTTTCGAGGGCTACGTTGGTCATGTGAGGTTCTGGTCTAAAGCTCTTAATGAAGAAGAATACAAAGAGCACGTCAAAAATTTCAGATCTACAGGTGTCCAAGACCCACTAGTAAACTACAACTTCAGAACACAAGACTCTGGATCTTTCGAAAGGCTTAGAATAGATGCGACAACGGACCAGACTGAGACTGCCAGTGATTCTTCTGGTAATTTAGTCATCTTTGACTTCTCACAGAACAATCTTCACATTAGCGCATCTAACCTCGGCATCTCTAATGAGGTTGTAGCTCCAACTCTTTTCAACTATACTGTCCTGAATCCACAGTTCGATGAGAGGACTGCTAGCAATAAGATAAGAGTTAGAGGATTCGATGAGCAAGTAAACATAGACGAGTTCAACTCACTAAAGGCGCCTGTCCGCTCAATTCCGATAAGTGAGCCAGTCACTGATGACACTAGATTCTCTATTGAAATCTCTTCGGTTAGAGCCCTCAATGAAGATATTGTCAACATACTCTCGTCTCTTGAGTTCTTCGACAATGCAATAGGATCTCCAGAGCTTCAGTTCTCGCAGGGATATCCAGACCTGCAGAGCCTCAGGGAAGTCTACTTCAATAGGCTTACAGATAGAGTGAACTACAAGAATTTGTTAGAATTCTACAAGTGGTTCGATGAGTCTCTTGCAGGAATTGTTGAGTCTCTAGTTCCAAGAAACACAAAGTTCATGGGCATCAATTACGTTATTGAGTCCCACATGCTTGAGCGCACTAAACTGCGATATCTGCAAGAGGATATTTATCTTGGCGAGAACAACAGGAGAGGCGTAGGTTCTGGTCTATTCCTCCAGCAAATAGTTGGAACGCTAAAGAGATTCTAATGCCGACAACTGTAACTCCATCATTTACCGGATCTATTGCGGCGACTCTTCAGGGTATCGATGTAAAAAGCTATCGATATTTTGGCTCTTCTCTACTTCCGCTGGCTGGTAGATCAGATAGAGACATCACGTACGTCTCAAGCCAAGACGGTACAAGGACTATCGACTCAAGTCAGCTGTTTTTTGACGACTCTATTAGATTTCCAATAGAACGGAAGAACACCCTAGAAGACGATGGATTAAGAGTCACAAAAGCTCCAAACTTTGAACTTGAAGACTCAACGCTTGGAATAACCAGAAACTTCAAGTCAACAGGCGCTTATCATGAGCTTACTGTTCTGAAACCAACTGAGTACTTGACTGAAAACCCTTTTAGAGGTTATCCAGTTGTTCTAGACCACCCTAATGCGATAGATCCCTTCGATGTTAATGGAGTTTTAGAGCCTTTAACTATAAGAGATATTGCTACTAGAAGCTCTCTCTTTGCGGGAAACTCTGATGACCCTGAGCCTCACTCGGTAAAAGGAGCGATATCAGGCCCTTTTATAGAAGGGCGCTCTGGCAGAAACTACTCGATCTCTAACTTTTATGAAGTGTCTAATCCTTCTAGATTAGAATCGTACAAAGAAGCTCTTGGAAGAGATGATGAAGTCCTAAACTATGCTAAGCCAATCTATACAACTGACCAAAGGGAATCTTATAAATCATTTCTTGATTCCACAGATGCGGAGGAAAGAAACGATGCCAAGAGATTGGACGAGGATATGAGAAAGACGCTCTTAGAGATAACGCAGACAATTGGAGATTCTTTCTTTCCAAGCTTCACATCTAAGTCTGCAGCTTGCGGGTTCATTTTTGAAAATTCCGCGACAGGAACAGACTCTATTGTTTTCGGAGGTCTTCTGAGATGAAGATCGACATAAGAAATAGCGACCAGAGAAGCTTATTAGAGAACTTTCAGGAGTACCAAAGCTCCAACAGCCTGATAGCGTGGTATCGATTCTATAGCCAAGAAGACACAACAACATTCGTAGACTTAGTTTCGAACAGTTTAGCTGATGCCAGGCACGAAATCGAGAACGCACTAACTGTCGCAAGCCAGATAAACTCATCTCCCTATACTGGAAGATTAGACTTCTACTCCACAAAGCTCACCAGCCAAGGAAGCGAATCGATAAGAATTAGTAATTCGAACTCGATAACTCCATGGGACGTTAGTATACCCTTCACTATTGCAATGTGGGCAAAATTACCTTTTGTCGGCGGCGGAGTAAATAACGACAAGACCCTGCTGCTGTCTAAGACAAAGCCCAACAATACTCAATACGGATATGAGGGTCGATATAATGATCTTCATTTGGTCTATAAGCACTCCATCAAGAGATTTGAGTTTCAGATCTCTGGTTCAATGACGGGGCCAGCCAGCGCGCATGTGAGAGTTGCAGGCGGCTCCACTACTTCTGCTCCTACGATAGATCCAGATAAGTGGTTTCACATAGCATTGACATTCGATAGCACTGGATCAGTAGGAGCTAGCAATGTCGTCAAGTGCATTAAGATGTATCTCAATGGCTTTGAATGCAATGTGGATGGAAATACTGAAACTTTTGAATCTGCTAGATCTCCATCCACTAACGTTGTTGGTGCTGGCCAGCTTATACCAACTGGATTTACTCCAGTGGACTTCAATGGCGACCTATTCATTGGCAAGAAGATAGATCCCACCACGCCTGAGATAAACCCCAACAATTTTAGTGATCTCGCTGTTCACGAGCTAGCAATATGGAACAAGGCTCTGGATCCGATAGAGATTCAGACAGTTTGGAAGACGGCAGTCTTAAGAATCTCAAGCGGCATCATCTCAGAGTCTCCAAGAAACATACTCAAGACTTGGGATACTGCCAACGCTTATCCTTACATCAAGCTTCCAGGAGATCAGCGGCGACTTGGGAACAGCCAGATAGCTTTCGATGATTTTGCCAGAACCCGTGTTTTCCAGAGCGCAGACAGGAAACTTAGCGTAAAGTATCCCGTCATGATCCCTGATGAATCTCCAGTTGGAGTCGGCGCACAGGGGTCTTACGCTAGCCCAAACATTCTACCGGACTTAACTGTTAGCACCGGAGATGGATCAAGCGAGTATGCAGCCTTCAGATCTGCCTATGATGGCACTGATACAACTTTTGGAATTGACAATTACTCTCCATTTACTGATTCTAGAGTGGATGAGATGGGAGAAGACGATTACTTCGTTATACCAATCACGATAGGTCAACAAAATACTCTGACAAGATACTCTGTCAGTAGCTCTATTTCTCCCTACCCTGGATTTACGTCTACAGGCGTCTTCTATTACTCACCAAGTTTTAACTCCTTCAATAGAATTGGAGACAGAGATCCAGTAACAGAAGCCTTAGTGTACACTGGAAGTGGATATAGCACTGACAGTGAAAATCTCACTATGGCATCTAAGATGCTGAATCTATTCCATGCGCAAGATGCTGACCCGTTCAGGCTACATGACGGCAACAACAACCTTACATCTGGGTCTGTCGCATCAAGGTATCTAACGGCAAGTTTTAGCAACATAGGACAGCCAACTAATAGGTACGGTGGACCGTCAAATAAACGTCTTTATGCCGTAAGCGATAACCTATTTGAGATGTCGAGATTCATCAACTCTCCTTTCGTTATCACCAGCGCAAATATCATCTTGTCCTGCAGCGTGGAAAAAAGATTTGATGGAGACAAAACGCCAGGATACCCTACGGACGCCTACACGGTGTTCATGATGCGTCAGGCTGGGCCAGCAGCAAAAGGTAAGCCAACTCCGAACGTTGTGTCGTCTAGCTACAGAGAGCTTGTGTCATTCAAGACTGTCTTGACCTACAATCAGGATCTAAGATACAAGAGCATATACACCAACGACTCTAGAACGTTTTCTATAGCGTCGTCAAGCATCGCAAATCTCAAAGATTTTGCAGCGGTAGTGAACTTCGGTGTCAATCCAGCCGTGGTGCAGACAAAGACAGTTCCTCTAACAGTTAATTTTGATCTTACTCCAAGAGTTGCTCCAGTCTCCTTGCTGTCAACAACAATACAGCAGAGCTGCCCTCCTTCGATGTGGGGAGGTTCGACAGCCAATCTTGGCCAGAGGCACATAATCAACATTGATACTGGAAAGACTTACTTACCAAATGGTATAACAGGCGTAGTTTCTCCGATTGCAGTAAAAGCTTCGCTATCTCAGCAGGAATTTCAGGGTCTCAATTCAGATAGCTCGCCATCTTCAAGAATGCAGTTTCCATACGCTCCTGCCGAGAAGAGCTATAATCCCGATGAAAAAACCATAACGCTGGCTAATGTCGGGCACGTTAGTTCTTCTTATCACATTAGAACTGCTGTCAATAACCTAACTTCTGAGTACCTGTTACTCCCAACTGATAAACTGATATTTGGAATCAATACCCTACACTCTGCGCCAGATGGAGAAGTTCTAGGAAGCGGAGGAACTGGAAAGGGATTTACTTTCTCTACTGGTAGCATGATGAAGTTACCAGCTCAAGAAGCTAAACTTATCATACGCGGCCGGTATCTAAAAAACAACGAAAAATACCACACCAGTTTGCCACAGCAACTTTCGACTGTAGCAGTTCATGAATCTCTCCACTATGATAATCCGGTCTTGGACCAATATGAAGTAAGTATCAGGTCAGAGTTTGCCGGGAGTCTTAGATCGCTGTTCATTACTGGATCAATGACCAACCCAGACGCTGGTTGGCCAAGGACTTCTATAGCTGATACAACAAAGCTCAGGCAAGTTATAGATGATGCTGCTATTCAAAAAGTATTTGGAAGCGACATGCTATCCATTAAGAGAAATCTAAGAATTTCTGATTCAAGTGAAGTTTACTTTGACAGCCTTGTTCCAGACGTAAAGGAGCTGTGGCGAATA